CTCCCAGCGCGACCAAGCGTGAGTGCTGGTCGAACCATTCCCAGAGCGTCCCCGGTGAGATCGGACGGCTCACCGTCTCAGGGTTCGCGTTCAGCATCGGCTTGAGTTGGTGCACCGTCTTACCGGCGTAGCCCAGTCCGCGCGGGTCTGTCGTTAGTTCTGCCTTTAAGGCCACTAAATCTGTCACGTTATCAACCCTCGCTTATCACAGCCTTTGATATTCTGCCGTCCCGATCGCGTTCAACCGTCAGTGTTCTCGTGACCACCTTGAGGTCTCTAACTGCGCCCGAGATTGTCTTCGCCGCAGCTCCTATCGCGATAGCGAACGAAGCCAGCTCCTCAGACAAACGACGCGTGCTCGCGACCTGCAGAGTCGCGACCCGCTTGGCCTCCTCCAGCACGCGAACCGTCGCCTGCTGAGCCTCCGCCACGGGCTCCATGTCCGCCTCAATCGTGAGACCCTGTATCGCCTCGCCAATCTGACCGACGCACTCAGCCATAGGCTGCACGTCTACGTTGATCTCCGCGCGATACGGAATCGCAGTCAACCCCTCGACGTGATCCCTTATCCTCGACAGACCACGGTCCGTCGCTCCGTCGATTACAGAGACGTGCTCTTTTTCTAATAACCCAACGAGCGACTCGATGAGTTTGGTGGTTTCCGCCGAGTACTCCTTGCGGTTGGCTTTCGCAGACTCTTCCGCAACCTTGCGAGCGTTCGCGATCAGCAGCCGCGTGAGCTGCGTCTTCTCACCCGTGCCGTTGGTGCCGTTGGTGCCGTTGGTCCCGTTTCTTCCGCTCACAGCGTCCCCTCCAGCTCACGGACAACACGGTCCAAACCTGTCGACCGGTTCTTGGCAGCGAAGTCGCTCCGTCGTCGCTCTTCCAACAACGCTATAACGTCGTTACGCTGCTGCCGGTCGTAGTCCTCCTGCTCCTCCCGCTCAGCCACCTCGTCCTCGTCCTCCTCCGGAGCGAGACCCTCTGCAGCTCGTGTATGCGTGCTCTGTACCAGCGGTATACCCGCAGCCTCCATTGCTGCGATCTCTCGACCCCTCTGCGCGACTTGCTGGTCGAAATCGTTGCCCATGCTGCGGACAACGCCGGAGACCGTAGAGAACCCGTAGTCGACCGCTAACGCGTGCGCGCTCATCTCCTTGAGCGGGTCAACCCACTCCCAGGATGGGGTCAACCAACTGTGCTCCTTCCAGTCCTCGCGCTGCGGCAACAAACCAGAATCGACCCACTCGCGAACCTTCCACAAATAGATCGGACGACACCACTGCGCAACGAAATCCTGCTGGTGGCATCGGAACGCTCGATAAGCCTGCAATAGGCTTGCACGTGCCGAGGAGTACGAGGTTTTGCTGAAATCTAATAGCACCAATTCGAGTGGCAATGAGAGTGGAATTCCGACTAATCTTGATAACAACGCAACAAGGTCAGAGAACGAGCCAGTGGGTTGTTCTGGCTTAATCTGTTGGATTGAGTCGCCCGGATCGAGGTGCTTAACCATCCCAGGTTCGAGGGCCATGCTGGAGTAGTTTTTTCCGTCACCACCAGCAATGTTCGGCAAGCCCTCCGGCACACCACCCGACTCTATGACCAGCCCGAAGCAGGCCGCCATTCGAACCGCTACAGAGACAGCTTCAATGTTGCCGTCGATCTGTTCCAGCAGTTTTATGCCCTGCGCCAGTGCAGGCATCCCGCGCGTCTGGTTTAGACGACCGCGACGCGCGAGGAACAAAAAGTCCTCCGCGTTAACAACCTTCCTGCCCGACACACCGTCGCGTATCGAGGAGGTCTTCGAAGTGTCCGTATCCTGCACGATGTGGAATCGGATCGGGCGACCGAAGCGGTCCAGCTCGACACCGTCGACCATCCTCGCTGACAGGGTCTCGCCCACAGGCGATGCAATCTCGTCGCTCTCGACGCTCTGCAGCATGCCCCTGCGAGAGCCGGCGGACACCAACACCGTGCCGACGTCACCGTCGCGCAGGTAAGACCGAAACGTCAGCTTCTGGCGCGAGTAAAAATCGTCTATCCCGCGAACGTCAGACTGGTCTGCATGACACCACGCGTTCCACAAACCCATCGCCTGCACGTTCCAGGCGTCGTCGTCGCTCTCAGCCTGTGCCTTGATGCCGCACCCGATAACGTTCTCGACCGCGCGAGTAATCAAGCCAGCCGCGATTACATTGTTCCGCTCTGCCTCGCGACAGCGGTCAACAATGATCTCGCGGTCCAACCCCTGCTCCAGGTTGAAGTCCGCACTGCCGGAGAAAACCCGACCCTTGCCTAAACGACTGTGCAGCGCAGAACGATACGCATACCTGCGCATGTTCTCCTGGGCCTCTCGCCAGTACTCTCTCCTGGCTTGTCGCTTCGGCGAAAAAAAGCCGATCACCGAATCAAAGCGCTGCGACCAGGAGGTTGTCTTTTTCGGTTCGTTCACACCGGATCCTTAAACGTCGCGAGATGAATGTCGCTACCAGTCTGCCTCCGTATGCGCCTCTCCAACCACTCAATCGTCTTGCGGATCTCAGGCAGGCTCGCACGCGTCAAGACGCGACCACCGATCGTATACGACTGACCGACAGCGACTGCCTCCAGAGCCTCTTTGTATAGCTCGACCAATTGTGCGTCTGTTTTCGCTGCCATGTCCCCTCCATACTATGTCAGTCAACCTCGCGTAGCCCCGTACTGCCTCCTAATTCAGGATTCTCAACCTGTATAGGCTTCGATAGCGGGTCTTCGATTAAGACTTTGAAGGTCGTCCAGTACAGCGAGTCGCTATCGCAACAAACCGTGCATCGGTAATAACGGAACCGACCGCGACGACCGTTGCCAGCCAACCTATCCGTGCCGCAGGAGGGGCAGCGTATGACGCGCTGTACCTGGATCGGAGGCGGAACCTCCGACCTGGGGATCTTTTTTGCCTTAGGAGTCGCCTTCTTGCGCCGCCTCACCGCTGTCCTCTCCACCAGCCCGACCCGTTGACCCATGTTGTCCCTCCATCATTATCGCGCACGGGTGTGACCCGCTGCGCTTTATGCACCTTCGGAGCCGCACGTCGGATGCGGTCGTCACGTAACTCACGCTCGCTCGCGATAAACCTCGTGCGTGCAAGATAATCACTGCCGGCAGCAACGAGGTAGACCTCGCAGTCCCAGAAGTCAACCCGCCGGCCGCGCGAACGACGCTGCCACATCTCTTTTAACTTCCCGTTTTTCCTGACAACAACTTTCGACTCGCCAGTCATATGCGAGATGTATTTATCGTCCACGTCCTCGCACAGTTCCCAGTGCGAGCGATCGTTAGTTGTGTCGATTATCCGCGCCGACAATAAATCTTTAAAATACTGCGTGTCTAGAAAGTAAAAACTGGTGCCCACTTTTTTGGACATACCCGTCCGGCGTAGCGTTACCGGTTTCTGCGGACGATTAGCACCGGGCCAACCACGGATAGCCATAATGCGAGGGTCTGACGCGGAGAATCGATAAACCTTCTCGGTGGTCGATGAGTCATCGAAGCCTGAGCCGCCTGAGTCGATCAGCATAAAATCGACACGCATAACCTCCGAAGAGTCCTCGATGGGAAACGACGACTCCAGCAAATGCTTGCGCAGCTCCTCGAACGTGCGCGACCTGCCACGCGCGATCTGCCGGCTACGCTCGTTCGCGCCGAATGCGCGGATGACCCAGTAGAAACCGTCCTGCTGCGTGTCCGCCGCAGCCAACAGCATGCCCGCCCACGCTGGCACCACCCCAGGCTTATGCCCCTTCGCGCCGCGAGAATGAAAATCCCCCTTCGTCAGAGCGCTGATCTGCTCCTCAAAGGGTTGGCCCAGGATCTGGGTGATAAATTCCATCTTCCCAGGTAGCGACCCCTGCGCCAGCAGCCACTGCGACGCTATCTCGTGCCAGGTGATGCCGAGCTGCGAGTACAGCGCTGAAATCTGAAACGCTACACGTCGCGACTCTGGTCGCACACCTGGCTCGCACCCCTCAGAGACCCAGACACCTAACGGCAAAAACTTCGCCTTATCAGCGTCGACCATTTTCTCGCCGCACGAGACGCACTCGTACCACGCAGAGCGCTCAGCCTCGATGCGCGCTGCCTGAGCACGGTGGGTCATGTCTGGGTGTTTCGGCCACTTCAACTGGTCGAACGTGAGAGCCTGAAGCTCGCCACAATGCACGCACGGAACGTGGTAGTGCCGCCGGTCGACGCACTCATCGAACGCACGCGAGATAACGCCAGTCCGCACTGTCGGAGTCGAGGTCACCACTAATTTTTTTCGGTAGCCGAACGTTTGCAGTCGCCGATACGCTAAAGACAGTGGGTCACCCTCTTTACCTGCCCAAATCGGCATTTTATCGGACTCGTCAAATATTACATAACGTATAGTCCTACTCGCCAAAGATTGGGGAGACGAATAGCCGACGTAGATGCGACACCTGGTCAGCTCTATCTCGCCCTTACGCCAGTCGCGTATGCTGCCCGTCATATAAGGCTTAAGCTTCGGGCAACCCTGGATCAGAGGCACGATCTCGTTGCGTATCTGCTCCTCTGCGCTCGCCTGCGAGGGGTACACCAGCAAAACCGGACCTGGGTCTTGATCGATCCACCACGCCAGCGCGTTGCGCGTCGCTTCGCTTCCACCAACGCGAGCCGCCTTGCGTATGACGACGACGTCGTAGTTGTCGTCGCAAAGTGAGTCCATGATTCCTTTTAGATACGGTGCTCTCGAGTTCCTCCACGGACCTGGCTCGCTCGCATCCTTAGACACGATTCGCCGAAAACGCTCCGCCCAGTCAGAGACCGATATCCTCTCTGGTGGCGCCCACGCCTGAAGCTCCTCGTCAGTGAAGACGCTCACGCCTGAGCCCCCTTTGAATACTCACCCAGCAACAGGCGAACCTCCTCCTCTATCACTCCCTCTATAGCCTGCGCGTCCAGACCTACAGCTCTCGGCGCGATACGCGCACCGAGCGCGAGCAGCCCAGCTTTCACTACCTCGATGCGGCGCAAGCGCTGGACGCGAACATCCGAAGCATCCAGCAACTCGCCGCGCAGTTTCTGGACTGTCAGCTCGTGCCGGCTCGCTAAGGCAATTTCCTTGCGGAGCTTCGCAG